CAGGCATGTTCATGGATTGGGATGAAAACGACGTAGACCGGGCACGCTGGTTAGCAAAATTCGATCCGGCAAAGAGGACACGTATGGAACAAGCATGGTTAGACATCCCTGAAGCAACAATGCGCGATATACGCAACAAGACCATCATGGTCAAACTCGAACCACTCCTCAAACGAGGCGACACAGAGTGGGGTCCCCGTGCTGTTTACGTCGGTTCCGACGCACACAACGCTATTACGGGTCCTGCTATGATGATAGCCATGGAGAGACTGGTAGCCTTAACCGATTCCGACAACCACGGAACCGACGTTATGGGCCACCACGTCAAGTTCGGTTACAAAACCACTGACACTGTTCTAGTTGAACATCTCACCCGCGACGTCAAAGGCACCAACGCCGTCGAGTGTGATTTCAGCCGCAACGACCGAGAACAGTGCGAAGACGTTGCCCCCCTTATCGACCGCATGCTGGATATCTTACACCTACCATCCTGGATTCGCAACATAATGATCGAATCTTCCGAGGAGTACGAGGTCTACATCCCACAGTCCGGGCTCAAAGCTTGGCTCAAGCACCAACTTCCGACAGGCACAACCGCCACCACCTTCCGAAATTCCGTGTTCAACATGGTCATTTTCATCACCAGTTTACGGTTCCAACACGTTCACTGGTCTCGCTGCCTTATCTTAGGTGACGATTTGCTCGCAGTAATGCAGAGTAAAATGAATTTGGCCAAATGGATCCAAACAATCACGGATTTCAGGATGGTCGGTAAGCCATTCCTTGTCGAACTAGAAGGTCAAGCCACTTTTCTGTCCCGTCGACTCTTCACATTCGTCGACACTCCTTGCATGGTCCCAAAGATCGGCAAGGCTCTCGCCCGCTTTAACGTTCGAGCCAGTAAAAACCAAGGCATCACTGATGACGAATACATGGCAGGTAAAGCGCTTTCCTACGCTTATGAATTTAGACACGTCCCTCGTCTTTGTTCTTACTTCATGCGCCGTTTCAAAACCCACAAAAGCAGGATGAAACTTTTAGACTCAGTCCCACTCGAAGAGCTATCTTGGTTCACCAAAATCGCAGGACTTGACACACCAGACAAAATCATCAAAGCTATCAAATCTGAAACCGCCCTAGTTTCAGAAGACAGCTTACGTGATTGGTTAGTCGATACTTACGGCTTAGGCCTTTGCGACATAGAAGAACTCTTCGAATCAATCATCATCCCCACGGTTTACACGGTCATTGACACACCCCATTTTTCGAAGTTGGCGATTGATTTCTAATCGTCCCAACAACCTTCCCCCTCAGTGAGCTTCGGTTCAGGGTCCCACCAGCAGTAATTTGTGGAAAACAACAG